TCAAAAAGCCAATCAAAAAAACAATAAACACATCACAATATAATCAGAATTATATATTAATCGTTTTCAGTCCAGATTTATTTATTGAAATTTCTGGTAAATTAGAGGAATTATCAAATATTGAAGGTGTCCAAATATACCAAGGAGTAAATTGAAAAAGACTGATAATTCATTAATAGACGAAAAAGTTAAACTTAGGTTAGAAGTATTGGAATTAATTAATAAAAATGAAATAAATGTTTTAGAATGTTATTCTGGTAAGGGCTTGGTTTGGAATAATGTAAAAATAAAAACAAATAAAATAATCAATATATTGAAAATAGATCAAAAAAGAATATCAGAATCAGGCGTATTAATTGGCGATAACCGTAAATATTTAAAATGTTTAGATTTGTCAAAATTTGATATAATAGACCTTGATGCCTATGGAATACCATTTAATCAGCTTGAAATAATATTCAAAAAAAATTATGAAGGATATGTAATATGCACTATGATACAAACAGGAATGGGATGTATTAACAATGAATTGATTACCATTACCACTGGTTTCGACCAAAAAATAATATCTTTATGCCGAGTATTTTTAAGTAGATTTGCCTTGCAATTATTATGTAAATATTTGTATATTAATGACGTGCAAAATATCACAGGATATTTCATAGAAAGAAAAAGGTATTTCTACTTTAAAAAAGAAAGGAGTCAAAAATGTCAGTAATTTACGAGCCAAGGGGAAAAGCAAGGGAATATTCACCACTTGCACTTAATCTTTATAACGGATGTGACCACAGGTGTTTTTATTGTTATGTGCCAAATATGAAAATGCAATATGATAAAAGCTATGTTCACGAAAAAGTATTTTGCCGAGAAAATATAATTGAAATACTTAAAAAAGAAGCACCACGATTAATAAATAAAAACCAAGTATTATTATCATTTGCAGGCGATCCTTATTGTATGGCAAATGATAAATATAATCTTACCGGTCAGGCACTTGAAATATTATATCAAAACAAAATACCAGTAGCAATACTTACTAAGGGTGGCAAAAGAGCATATAGAGATATTAATATAATTAAAAAATTCGGCGAATCAATTAAAGTAGGCTCCACACTTACATTTGATAATGATAAACACTCAATCGAATATGAACCAGGGGCAGCTCCTGCAAGTGAAAGAATCGAAATGCTGAAATATTTCAGCAATCAAGGAATTAAAACTTGGGTAAGTATTGAGCCAGTTATTGATCATAAACAATCATTGAATTTGATTGAAATGGCAATGCCATATACGTCACATTTTAAAATAGGGAAACTTAATCATTTCCCAGATTTAGAAAAAAAAATAAACTGGACTCAATTTTTGCACGATGCTGTTAAAATAATGAGACAAAACGGAAAGCAATTTTATATTAAAAAAGATTTATTACAATGGAATGATAATATAGTATTTAGCGATTGCGAAGTTGATCAAGATTATCTAAACGTAAAACCATTTAAAATTAAAGAACCGGAGTTATTTGTATAATGCCTAAAATGCAAGCTACAAATGAGAAAACTAAAAATGGTAATCCGAGAGGCAGACCGAAGTTAGAATTTGATTTAAATCAGATTAAATTATTTGGACAGTTCAAGGCTACATTTGAAACTATGGCAGAATGGTATGGCTGTTCAACGCAGACAATTACCAGAAAAATGAAAGAGGAAGAATTTAGTCAAGCCTATAAAAAGGGCTTTAGCGTTACTAAAATGAAAATTTCAGAGGCGCAAATAAAGTATGCACTTCAAGGTAATCCAACATTATTAATTTGGGTGGGTAAGCAATACTTAGGGCAACGAGATACAACCTACGAAATCAGCGAACCTATTGATTTGAAAGAATTTGCAGAGGTTATAGCTAATAATTATGAACCTGAAAGCACGTAATACACCGCCCAAGCTTGTTAACTTAACGCCTATTCAGATTCAATACCTGAAAGACGATAGGCATAGGTTTTTCATTAACCCTTCTGGTAGGCGATCACGCAAGACACTAATAGCGAAGCGCAAGACCCTACTAGCGGCATTGCGAAATCCGAATACTAATTATTTCTGCGGTGCACCGACACACGCACAGGCAAAGAATATCTACTGGAACGACTTGAAGCGGGATACCTATTATTTCACGCAATCAAGGTCTGAAACTGAAATGAAAGTAATCCTGAAAAACGGTTCGATGATTCAGGTAATTGGGCTGGATAAACCAGAGCGGGTAGAGGGTATGCCCTGGCACGGTTGCCACATAACCGAAATTGGCAATGTCAAAGAAACTGCTTGGGGTGAGAATATTCGACCGGTATTGAGCGATACTAATGGCTGGGCAATACTCGATGGTGTGCCCGAAGGGATCAATTTCCTATATGATTTAGCGCTATACGCTTGCGATGGCGCATTACCGAAAACACAGCCGAAAATTGGTGCATTTGCCGAATCGAAAAACGATCCGCAATGGTGTTATTATCACTGGTTTTCCAGCGATGTATTGACACAAGAGGAAATATATGCAGCTAAAATGCAATTAGATGAACGCACATTCCGGCAAGAATATGAAGGTTCATTCGAGAGCTATGCAGGGTTAGCCTATTGGGCATTCAGCGAAAAGAATCTTGATTTGTCACTTGAATATAATAAGGGCGAAACAGTCCACATCGGTATGGACTTCAATGTCGATCCGATGACAGCGTCATTCCATCATATACGAGGTGATAATATATATCAATTTGGCGAGGCGTATTTGAATCATTCAAACACATATGAAATGATTGAACATATTAAACAATTATTTCCAATTGAAGATTGCATAATCTATCCGGATTCCACCGGTGCGAGTATGAGTAGTAATGCTACAAGGTCGGATATTGAATTACTCCAGAAGGCGGGATTCAAAGTGCGAGCATTATCCGCCAATCCTCATCAGAAAGACCGAATTAATGCAGTTAATTCTAAAATGAGAGCTGGCGATGGGAAGTCACATTACTTTGTCAATCCCAAAAACTGTCCTAAAATCATAAATGATTGGAATAAGGTAATGACTACAGCAGATGGACGGCTGGATAAAACACAAGAGAAATCGGGGCTGGTCCATATTAGCGATTCGGTAGGCTATATGATTAATTATTTGTTTCCAATCCGAAAATCAACATTTGGGAGTCAGTCATTATGATATTGATAAATACAGCAGAAGACACAATTAAAAAAAATATTGAGCAATTCAGAGCTCAGCAAGACGACCGAATGATGGCACGCCTTGAGAAGCAAATAGATTTTTTCGAGGGTGATCATATCCCTTATATTGCTGAGCTAATCAAACGCAAAGATAAAGAAGGAATGCCATATTCATATATTAACTTAACGAAGCACATTGTCAGCAAGCTGAGTATGGTTTACCACAATCCACCCGAGCGAATTATCACTGGTAATGCCGATAAATATAACGAGCTGATTCGTAATAAAAACGTCCGACTGAAGACCTGTGAACAGCAAGCCCGACTAATGCCTTTTATCTTAGTGCGCCCGTGGCTAAGGACTAATGGTAATGACCAATATTTCAATTACCAGATAATCAGATATTTTTATATATTCGAGGATGTAAAAGATATTGAATATCCAGCAGCAGTAATGTATCCTATTCAGACTAATGACAACAAGCGGATATGGGAATACTGGGATAGAGAAAACCATTTCGTATTTTCTAATGACGGGAAGCGCCTCAAAAACCAAGAAGACTATGGAATCAATCCCGATATGTTAAACGAATATGGTGAATTACCACATGCTCTATTACGGTTTGACGATGTCATAGAAGATATATGGCGGGGTGGCGCTTTCGATCTTGTAGACAGTAACCTAATGATCGACCTTGCCTTGACTGAGCTAAATTATGAATTCCGCTGGCAATCATTCAAGCAAGTATATGCCACCGCTGGCGGTGCTACTGACTTGCGAGATACCGAAGTAGAGTTTGGTTACAACAAAGTAGTAAAAGTTGTTGGTGAGAATGCACAAATAGGGATACTGGACTTACAGCCGAATTTCCTCGCCAGTATCGAAGTAATAAAATTCCAGATGAACACAATAGCAATGAACTATAATATCACAATGAAGTGGGAGCTATCAGGTAACGCTGAGAGCGGGTTCGCATTAGTAGTCAAGAATATTGACCTATTGAATTCTTGGAAAAATGATATTGAGCATTGCCGACGCTGGGAGCGAGATATATTCGCTAAGGAAAAATTAGTCTATGAACACGATACTGGTAAAGCATTGCCAGCGAAGGATATGCACGTTGATTTTGCCGAAGTGAAATTTCCAATAAATCCGGATGAAGAACGAAGGCGATGGGATTGGGAATTTTCGCATAATATAAGCACACCTCTGGATTATATGAAAGCGCAATCACCAGATACACCAGAAGACGAACTAAAAAAACGACTGGAAGAGAACGCTAAATTAACTGGCACAATTAAAGCAGCTGAGAAACCTAAACCATTAACATTCGAGGAGCGATTACTTGGCGCAAATGTCTGAAAAGGCGGCGGAATATTTCGCAATGCAAGTGGAGCAAATCCGGAAAAAGCTAATCAATGAATTAGTAGAAATATACAAAAAGGGCGGAGACCCCGCCGCCTTTGCTGAGCAAATGCTAAGTGCAAATTTCACAGAACATATAATCAGGGACTTAGGATTCGCCGATGAGATGAATAGCCTATTTGCCGAATATGATAAAATTGCTGGTGGTATAGCGAAAACTTTTGGGCAAGTGTCAACGGCAGCTGTTGAACAACTCAAGACTTTAGACTCATTATTTTTCATGGAGCACGTGCGGGATGTGGGCGAAGCTTTAACTCGCCAAATGGTGTATGCTGTATATACAAGGATTGACGAAAAGACATTAATTGAAAATCTGATGAAGGCAACTAAAAGCCTAAGTGAAGAACAAATCGGTACATTAGTCAACACGTCATTGCGGACATTTGAGCGTGGCACATTTGCGATAACTGCTGAAGAATACGCACCGAAAGACGCTACGTATATTTACGTTGGACCGGATGATGATCGAACCAGACCCGAATGCCAAGAAATGTTAGCTGCTGGCGAATTAACACTTGAGGAAATTGAATCCCGTTTTCCAGGAGCGCTAATTAATGGCGGAGGGTGGGGATGCAGGCATAGTTGGCAAATGGTGGTGGAATGACTGAATACCAACAGGTAGAAAACTGGATATTGTTTTTAATATTGCAAATGATAAAAACAGGTTATAAAATTGACAAGCGATGGTTAAATTAGCCGATATACCGAAAAAGACACCTCAATTCTGGTATGCACTAAGCGAAAAAGTCTGCAACGCTATTCGTGATCGAGTGCAGAAAGAACATAAAAATGCTAATGGCGAAACTTTCAGTAATTATTCTGAATGGTATGCTAACCTCAAATCACAGAGGAAGGCAGTCTATCGTGGTGGCTCTCAGGCTTCCACTTCTACAGTCCCAGACATGACCCTAACTGGCAAGACAATGGCAGATTTAAAAACCTTTGAAGCTAATAATAACGGCGCAACGCTGGGCTGGATTGGTTTGCAAGCTGGCATAGTTGAGAGCCTGCATAATCACAAGAATTACAGAATAGTCAATCTTAATGGTGATCCATTTGCAAAGAAGGAGATGGATATGATAATGAAGGCATTAGAAGACGATGCTGATAAGAAAATCAAAGCCTATTGCCAAACACCAACGATAATAAAGATAGGGGCGTAAAATGCCATTCACTAAAATAAATAAGGGCAAGAATAAAGGCAAGAAATGAGTTATTTTCCAATTATAAAAATACTTGGTATTGAATATACGATAATCGAGCGCCAGCCTTTTCATATAGAAGACTACGATATGGGAATAAGCGATTCGATACGCAATGAAATAATTATCAGAGCGGGTATGAATCAAGACACAAAGGAATCGACAATATTACACGAAATAATACACATATTAAGCGATAAAATGGGACTTGGTCTTGAGGAAAAAGTCGTTGGCTGTCTTGAATCGGGATTATATTCAATAGGATACCGTCTAAAAGAGCAATTATGAGTCAAGGTTCAATATATCCATATTGCAATACTACAACGGACCTTCAGTTAGCATTCAAAGATATTGAAGATTTTGCAGGCTTAGACACATTAACCGGATTTACAGTTGTTGCTGGTTATGATAAAACATACAGTAAGCATAATACTGGATATTATGGAGTAGTATATGAAGATGGCATCGGACTAGCTGAACAGACCAGTATTGCCACCGTACAGGCAACAGCATCGTCATTCTGGTATGATAGCGCCAATGATATATTGTATATCCATTATAGTGATGATGACCCAGGGACACACGTAATAACAGCTGGAATTGACGACTGGAATGGATTGAAAACCAGATGTCGCAATGATGCTATGGAAGAAGTAGAGAGCTATCTTGATTCAAGATATTCACGTCCATTGCCATTCGCCAAGAACTCATATAATTCCGCTAAATACGATAGCGATCTTGTCAAGGCGACAGCATTCGTTACTGTTAGAAAAATCATAGAGCAACGTGATCCGAATAACCAGCTAATTGAATTATTCTGGAAAAAAGTATATTCCAGTGAAGAGCCTTACGGATTGCTCTGGGAATACCGAGAGGGCAAACGGACTTTTAGCTTCCAGACAACCCTTGACGATTTCGATGGTCGGCTGGAAGTAGTAACGCTTGGTAATGAGTCAACGGGACGAGTTCAGATAGCTGGCTCAGGTCAAAGCGAAGACCATCGCATTATGCGCATAAAAATAGATACCGCCGGAGCGGTGGGGACAGCAACCTATAAGATTTCTGATGATAACGGATTGACTTGGTATTCTGAAAAAAATAAAACATATTATAATTACACTTGGTTGCGATATGGGATATGGATACGATTCGAGGGTGTATTTATGTTAAATGATGAATGGCTAATAGAGATAGCCGGTCGCAGTCTTGAGACAGACAAGAATGCGGGAGTCGGCTCAATAACAATAAAAAGAAACCCAAAAGGAGATTATTAGTGATGGATTTCACAAAGGTCATTGCGGAGATTCGCAAAAGCTTAGACGACGAGACAGTCGCAAAG